GACACGAATACGGGCGAATTATATTTACATGATGGCACAGTTAAACAATGGGCAAAACCATGTGCAATTAAAAAGGGGGTGATAGAAATTTAAGTCCACTCGCAAACCACTGTGGCTTGCCCTGTGGAGGGTCAAATATGGATATAGAAGAAAAACTAAAAAAGAATGTGAAAATCCTGCTTTTGCAGATAAGATTTTAAGAGATAGGAGTTAATATTATGAAATGTGAAAAATGTGGTAGTAATAAGATTAGAGTTTGGATTGAAGTGCAAATGTATATAGATTTTGAAGACTACGGAAAATTATCTAAAAGAGTAATAGCAAAGAAAAGTACAGAAATTTGGAGTATGAATGATAATAAAACTAAATTTATATGTGCTGAATGTGGATATACAAAATAATAATTAAAATAAAAGTATCTTATTGATTGCTAAATAAGATATTAACGGAGGTTAAGAAAATGAAAATCTATGATATGATAATGAAATTTATATATAAATTTAAAAAATCAGATGCAGAGAAAGCTGTAGAAGATTTTTTAAAAGAATGTAACTAATATAAGACTTTGTCCGAAGGTGAGCATATAGAAAAAGCAGAGGAGGTTGAGTGATGAATATTAAAATTCCAGTTGTGATAGAAGATGCAGAAGAATTTACTTGTCAAGATTGTGAATATTACGATAGCTATAACGGATTATGTAAAAAAACTAAAGAAGAAAAACACTTTTTAGATTCAGTATGTAAAAATTTTAAGTTTGTTCCATTTTAGGAGGTTGAGTGATGGAAGTAAAAGATAGAATAGAAAAATTAAAACAAGACAACTTTAATATAATTCATAAAATATATCCAGAAGGAGTAAAAATGGAAGAGTTTGATTGGATAAGAATTTACAAATCAAAATCTCATGGAAGTATTGATGAAATGATACATTCTTTAGAAGTAAAAGAAATTGATAGTATACCTAATGAAATTTTAGAATTGGAATTTGATAAAGAGGATTCATGGATAGTGGGTGGATTTTTATCATTGGATTTAGTTTTAAGTATTTAAATATACGAGAACTGAGGACTTTGTGGAGGTGGAGATATGAGTATAGATTATTATTCAGATAGTAAGAAATTACAAAATTCGGAAAGTAAATGTTATGGTGAAATATTTATAGAACAATTTAATAATTTATTAAAACGATATGAACAACAAATAGCAACCGATGATGAATATAAGAATGAAAATAAAACATTAAAAGATTTTATAAAATATGAAATTGTAGAATTATTAGAAAGAATTTTAAATGATTACGCATCAGAAGGTTATTTACTTGATGAATTTATTACTTATGATATAGAAACTCTTTTAGAAAAATCAAAGGGGGTAGTAGAAGAACTATGAAACAACATATAACGGTTGAACAATATGAAGAATCGAAGGAAATTAGAAGAAAATTAGAAGATTTAAGTTTATTTAAAAATGATGAAATTACAATAGGCAAAATGATAGAGATATTATCTTCAAAATATGATGCAGTGGATTATTCAGATGATAGAAAATTTGGTGTGGGATATACGGTATTTTGTATAACTTTTGATAGTTATGATTGGTGTGATGATGAACATAGGGAATATATAGCCAATGAACTCTGTGATGCTCTTTGGGAAGCAGTGAAAGAAGTTTTGAAAGGGGAATGAGTGATGAAATGTTTTACTTGTGGAACTAGGATGGAGAATTATGATGATATAAGAAATGATTTTGTAAAGGTAGACTTCCGAAGATGTCCTAAGTGTGGTAGTAAAGCAGAAATACAATATTATGATGATGAATGCACATTTTTATCGGAAGTAAAGTGGAGAAGGTGATATAGTGTTACATATAAACATGGTTAAAGGTGATTACATTTACAACGAATGGGAAGAAGAAGATTTAAGAAAAATGAAAGAAAAAATAAAAGAATTAAAAGAGCTAGGATATAAGCAAGTGTATGATGATATGGATTATTTGAATAGATATTTCTATTTTGAAAAAGATGGAGAAGAAGTAATTGTAACTTTGAAATGTATGTAACAAAGGCAAAAGGGGGACATATATGAACTACTATAAAACTACAGAGAAATTTCTTTACAACTATAGACCTTTGAAAATTAGCATTGAAAACATGGAATCCGAACTGAAAGAGCTGGAGCCTTTAGGGGCTTCGGCTATAGACTACAGTAAAGAAAAAACAGGTGCTACATATAACATTAGTAAGCAAACAGAAGATGAAGCATTACACATAATAACTCAAAAGGAAATTTTGAAAGATAGAATTGAGAAAACAAAGAAAAAAGTTGAAAGAATTGAAAAAGGTTTAAGTTCGCTTAGTCCAATAGAAAAAGAAATAATTAGCAGACGATATTTTGAATCAGAACAATGGTATGAAATAGCTTATAAAGTGAAATATCATGAATCATGGTGTAAAGAAATAAGAAAAAGAGCAATTAATAAATTATCAGTTGCACTATTTGGTGTTGAAGCTGTAAGAGTAGACGAATACAAGACACAAGCTTAAAAAAAAATTGATACAATGATATTGAGAGGATATTTCATATTCACATTCACAGCTATGGTAAAGGTAAAGGCACCTAGGACAAGTTCTTAGGTGCTTTTATATTTACTCCCTAACATTTCCCGATAGGGAAGTCTAAGTTGATACTAGCTTAATCCCTACGGGATTATGAGCATAGGCCCCCTTTTTTAGAGTGTGACTATTATTATTAGCCACACTCTCTTTTATATAAAATTTTAAGGACTGATTGTATGAACATAATCATTAAACCTTGTGATGATGGATTTATAGTGGTTAATCTTGATAAGGTTGAAAAGTATGGGTTTGATAAAGCACATACACATATAAAATCTAAGAAAATTGCTAGAACTATAAAAGATAATGTACTTAATAATAGATTTCCAAAGACAAGAAATGAATATTTGCTAATCAGTCATATAAGAGTTAGTGATGATAAAGAATACGTTGATAAAATAGAGCATTTAATTAATACAAGAAAAAATAAAAAGAAAGAGAAATACATAAACTCACAAAAGGGTACAAGAGTATGAAGCTTACAAATAAACAATTCGATAGATGCAAATGTAAAGGTTGTGAATGGCTTAGGAAAGTAGATGAAGGTCATTATATTTGTTTAGTTCCAGGATGTATGAAAAGGAAGTGATATTATGAAATATACTAGAATCACTAAAAATGGAATTATCGAAACAAAAGAAGAAATTGAGGGCAATGTTGATGAGATAAGAGTTTTATTAGACTATATTGATAATTTTGAAGAAATATATGAGGAAGAAGAATAAAAATAAAAAGCAACTAGCGTTGAGGTGGTGGTATGAATAAAAAACTAACAGAAAAACAGAAAAGATTTGTTGATTATTATATTGAGTTAGGAAACGCTACAGAAGCAGCTAGAAAAGCAGGATATAGTGAAAGAAGTGCTAAACAAATTGGAAATGAAAACTTGACGAAACTTGACTTTTACATTCAAAAAAGATTAGCAGAGCTTGAAGAAAAAAGAATAGCAAAAGCTAACGAAGTAATGAAATATCTAACAGCAGTAATGAGAGGAGAAGAAAAAGAAGAAATTATTGTTGTAGAAAATATTGGAGACTATGAGAGTAGGGCAAGAATAATAAATAAACAGGTTTCAGCTAAAGAGAGAATAAGGGCTGCTGAACTCCTTGGCAAAAGATATGCATTATTTAAGGATAATGTTAATTTAAGTGGAGAAGTAGGAGTACAAATCATTGACGATATAGAACTGGATGATGAAGAATGAGAAAGATAAAACTGTCGGATAAAATACTTCCGGCATTTTATAGTTTTTGGAAAAACTCAGATAAATACCTATACAAAGTTCTGAAAGGTGGACGTAATAGTTCTAAATCATCACATATAAGTATTAGAATCATCTACGATTTAATGAAAAAGCCAGTAAATGCTCTAGTAGTCAGAAAAGTAGGAAATACACTTGAAACATCTGTATATGAACAGCTTATATGGGCTATAGAACACTTAGGAGTATCAGAGTATTGGGACGTAAAGAAAAGTCCCTTACAACTAAAATATATCCCTAGAGGAAATAAAATACTTTTTCGTGGAGCAGATAAACCAGAAAAAATTAAGTCTATCAAAACAAGCAAATTTCCTATAGCGACTCTATGGATAGAGGAACTTGCAGAATTTAAAACAGAAGAAGAAGTTCAAACAATAGTAAATTCTATTATAAGAGCAGAACTGCCAGGAAATTTAAAATATAGCATTTTTTATAGTTATAACCCACCTAAAAGAAAACAAAACTGGGTTAATAAAAAATATGACACTCAATTTATATCGGATAATACCTTTGTTCATCATAGCACATATGTAGATAATCCTTATGTTTCTCAGGCTTTTAGAGAAGAAGCAGAGGAAGTTAAAAAGAGAAATGAATATAAATATAGACATGAATATTTAGGTGAACCTATAGGTAGTGGCATTGTACCATTTAGCAACTTAGAATTTAGGAAAATAACAGATGATGAGATAAAAAGATTTGATAATATTAAGCAAGGTATTGACTGGGGTTATGCAGCAGATCCATTTTCTTTTGTTAGACTTCATTATGACAAAAAAAGAAGAAGGATTTATTTTATAGATGAATATTATGGTGTAAAACTTAGCAATAGAGAAGTAGTAGAATGGATTAAGAAAAAAGGCTATAACGATTTTAAGATAATAGCTGACAGTGCCGAACCTAAATCAATAGCAGAATTAAAGTCGTATGGCATAAAAATAACTGGTGCTAAAAAAGGACCAGGAAGTGTTGAGTATGGAGAAAAATGGCTTGATGATTTAGAGGAAATAGTAATAGACCCAAAAAGAACACCAAATATAGCAAAGGAATTTGAGTCAATAGATTATCAGGTAGATAAAGACGGAAATATAAAATCAAAACTTGAAGATAAAGACAATCACACAATAGATGCTACTAGATATGCACTTGAAAGAGATATGTCATTTAGTAAAATCGAATTTTTAAAGTAGGTGATTAACTTGGTTGTAACCGAACAAGATTTAATTAATTTGCAGTTAACGAATGGAAGTAATGTTACAAATGAAAAAATTATAAAAGACTTGATACTAGAACATGATACATCGAGTATGTTAGATGGTGTAAGATATTATCTTAATCAAAACGATATACTCGATAGAAAAATGTATTATATTGTAGACGGTGTAAAAACAGAGGATACTGAAAAGGTTAACAATAAAATCCCCCATAACTGGCATAAGTTATTAGTGGACCAAAAAGTTAACTATTTATTGGGGAAACCACCAGTGATTCAAGCTGATGATGAAAAATATACTCAAAGATTGAATGATATATTAGACGAAGATTTTGATGATATACTTCAGGAATTAGGGAAAGGTGCAAGTAACAAGGGAGTAGAATACTTGCATCCATATATCAACACGAAAGGCGATTTCGATTATATAATAGTCCCAGCAGAAGAAGTTATACCAATCTATGAAACATCAAAACAAAAGAAATTGACAGCAGCTATAAGATATTATCTAGTAACCGTAAACGGTACCGATAAAATAAGGGCTGAATGGTGGACAGATAAAGACGTAACGTACTATATAGAAAATGACATAGGAGAATTTGAACTTGACAGTACAGTAGAAGAAAATCCACAGTCGCATTTCTATTACAATGATAAAGGTTACGGTTGGAGCAAAGTTCCATTTATAGCTTTTAGGAACAATGAGGAAATGGTATCAGATTTAACATTCTACAAAGAGCTTATAGATATTTACGATAAAAACATATCTGATTTTGCAAATAATCTAGAAGAATTACAGGAGCTTATATATGTACTTAAAGGTTATGACGGTTCAGATTTAAGCGAATTTATACAGAATTTGAGATACTACAAAGCTATAAAAGTATCAGAAGATGGTGGAGTTGATACACTAAAGCTTGAAATACCGGTTGAGGCAAAAAGAGAAATGTTAGATAGATTAGAAGAAAATATATTTCTCTTTGGCCAAGGTGTAAATGTTAAAACTGATAAATTTGGCAATTCTCCTTCAGGAATAGCACTCAAGTTTTTATATATGTTACTTGACCTAAAAGCGAATCACATGGAAAGGAAATTCAGAAAAGCATTAAAGCAGTTTGTGTGGTTTGTAACAGAATATATCAATATAAAAGACAGAAAAACTTATGATTATAGAACTGTTCAATTTACATTTACTAAGTCAATGTTAGTGAACGACTTAGAAACAGCACAAATAGCACAAATATCAAAAGGAATTATATCTGATGATACGATAGTAGCTAATCATCCTTGGGTAGAAGATGCTCAAGAAGAACTAGAAAAAGTTAAAGAGCAAAGAGAAAATATGATTGATCTTGACCTTATAGAAGGTGTTATGAATG